TTATAAGCCACTTGACTTCCTTTCGGTTTTCGATGGTTTTTGGAACTGTATCACCGGAGTTGGAACTTCCGGTTCCTGAGTCGTTCGCGACAGGGCCAACTTCCGGTTGAACTTGCGGATGTACCGCTCGATCTCGCGGAGGCTTTCGTGGCCGGTCCAGGCGCCGATCTGCGGACTTCCGCCGCCCGCCTCCACCAGGGCGATGGCCCGGGACTTCCGCAGGCCATGGGCTGACTTTCCGGTGATTCCCGCCTTGCGCGCCTTGGCAGCGAACCACTGCGAGATGGACTTCGGCGAGCGCGAGCCGCCCCGCTTCGTGTAGAGGAACGTGATGTGCCGCTCGGTCCTGGCGATGATCGCCGCCTGCAGAAGCTCGAGGTCGGGGGCGTAGCGTTCCGCAAACTCGGGCAGCTCGCGCCGGAAGGGAATGAACACGTCTCCGCCGGTCTTGGCCTGTCGGAAGGTGAGCCAGCCTTCGCGGTCGACGTTGCCCTCGCCGAGGCGGATCGCGTCTCCCACACGGGCGCCGGTCCAGAAGATCAGCTCGAACGCCAGCCGCTCCATGGTGCCGATGGGCCAGAAGGCGCGGAAGGCCTCCACCTCCTCGGCGGACCACGGCGGGTGCCCGTCCGACTTGATCGTCTTGGCCCGCGCCACGTCGGCGGTCGGGTCATAGGGCAGGCGCTTGGCGTCCTTGAGCCACATGCCGAATCCGCGCCAGACCCGGCGGCGGTTGTTCCGGGGGTGCCCTGAGAAGGCGCTGAGGTCCTTCTCGACGTGCTCGGGGCGAAGGTCCTTGATCCGGCCATGGCCGTACTTCTCGGCGAACTGGTCGAGGGTCGGGAGACGGCGGGCGCGCACCAGGGGCGCCAGGACCTTGAAGTGGTCGGACCCCTTGTAGAGCACGATCTCGGCCGCCAGCGAGCCGGCCACGACAGGCGCCCGCACCTTCTTGACCCCAGCGGCCGCCGCATAGGCCGCCAGGAAGCGCGGATCGTCCTGGGGCAGGTCGGGCATGGCAACACCCTTCTGGCCCTTGGGGCGGTAGTAGAACCGGGTGTTCCCGCTCGGGAACTTGCCCGAGGGGTTGAGGTGCTTGAGGCTCACAGACCGAAGGCTGCGTCGCATGTGTTGTCCCTCCTGTCGTCACCAATGACGGGCAGGTCGAACATCGCATCATCCAGCTCCTGCCGGAGCCATATCTTGACGCCTCGGCTGTCACGCGGGGCAGGGGCCACGCCCTCGGCCACCAGTCGGTCGAAGTGGGCTGGTGACACGCCCCAATGCCGCGCGGCGTCGGTCCTGCGAAGGCCGGTCGGCTGCGTGACGGGGGAAGAGGCGGGGCGCTCGGGCATCAGTCGGCCTCATCGGTCGAGAATTTTGCGGCCTGCCCATGCGCGGGCTTCTCGCCACCGATCCGCTGCCGCTCCAGAACGGCAGCCTCCTGGCGCTGGAGCGAAGGCCCGGCCGCGGGCCAAGTCGAAGCAACGCCCTTAATCGTGATGCGACAGCTCATGGGCTGTGGCGACTTCAATCAGCTCGCGCATCTTGCCGATGCGGAAGGTCGTCACCTTGCGAACGTCGGTGCCGCTGAAGAGCACCTCGTCCCATTCGCTGTGAGCAGGGACTGCATCGGCCGGGTAGGCGCTGCCGCCGTTAGAGCCGATGGCGCGCTGGAAGTAGTCCTGCACGTAGGAGATTGCGCGAGCATCTGGATACTGGCGTGCAGCATCCGCCACTGCGCAGGCAATCTCGCCCGCCGTCGCTTTCTCCACCCCGTCGTCCCGAAGCTCTCTGTAGAGCCACAGCGCCAGCATGTCGTCGGGATCGTAGTAGCGGGGCCGCCCCGGCTCGACGCGTGGCACGCAGGGAAGCACGCCGCTTGAGATAGCCTCATTGAGAATGTCGCGGTCGAGCCGCACGACCCGGCAGGCGCGCGCCGTCTCAAGCTTGGGGCGGAAGTTAGTCATGGCACACCTTCTGAATATCCTTCAGCGGCTATTTAGCGGCCCACTGAGAACTTTTCAAGGGTTATGTTGGCGGGACACCCGACACCGGGCCGGGCGCCCGGTTCGGTCAGTGCCTCACGATCTCCAGCCGCTTCTCAATCAGCCGCCACGGGTCGAAGTGGTCGGGCGCGAGGTGCCTTGCTCCGAACGCGGCCTCCGCGTCGCAGCGGGTCATGGCCTCAAGGTGGTTGAGGACGCTGTAGAGCAGCCGGAGCAGTGCCCGGTGGTCAGCCTTCACCCTGTAGAGGTCTTCGTCCTTCGGGTCGTCGGGCGTCAGATCGTCTACGATCCCGCTCGCCAGACTGATGGCTTGGACGATCTGCGCGAGGCAGCCCTCGGAACTCATGGCCTGGTGGCACGAGAGCGCGAGGCGGAGCGCCTGCACCCGGTCGTCGGCGTGTCGCTCGGCCGCGTCGACGTAGCTGCGCCGCTCCTCTTTTGCGGGCCTGCGCCGCTCCGTTATCCCGACCTCCTCCATCTCCTCCAAGCGGCTGTAGGCCCGCAGGAGCGCCCGGCCGATGCGCGCGGGCTCGCAGGCGTCGGGCTCAAATTGGGGGGGCTCGTAGCGCTTGCTCATGCCGCACCGCCCGCGAGGATCGCCTCGCAGTCGTCCATCAGCCACTTGTCCGGCCCGAAGTCGCCGTAGACCGTCGAGACGATGATCTTGGCCGCGAGGTCCGCGAGACAGGTCACGGGCTCGGCTTCGATGCGCTCCTCCAGAGCGCAGAGCCGCCGATACATCGCGTCCGACTCCTGGTCAGTGAAGCTGTTGCCGGTGTCGTTCCAGAAGGCCTGGAACTCGTCCCACTCGCGGAAGAGCCGCAGGATCGGGGTGCCCGCCTCGGCCAGCGCAGGGCCAGCCAGGAGGGACGGCGCCAGGAGCGCAGGAGAGGCCTGCAGGAGGCTGCGGCGGGTGACAGAAGGCAAGCCGGGGGCGTGCCCCGACGAGGGGGTGGAAAGGGTCATGCGGACCTCCATTGATTTCGTAGTGTCTTGTAGTTACTGTGAGGTAGACAGCCTGTCAACTACGGATAACTACAAATGACGAAGAGCCTGCCGATCTCTTTCCGTCTGCCCGAGGAGACGAAGGCTGCGCTTGAGAGGGCAGCTCAAGAGGATGCACGTTCCGTTAGCTCCCTGGTCACTAAGATCATCAGCGACTGGCTTCGCGCCAACGGGAAGCTGCCGCACTGATCGGGTCCGGCGGACCGAAGGTGAGGCTGGGGAAGCGATCAGATGCGGTACAGGCCTAGCAATCACTACAAGGCCTGGACTGCCGAGGACGTAGGCGAGCTCGAGCGTCTACTGGATCAAGGCACGCCGCTCTCATGGTCGCGATGGCGTTAGGACGCAGCCAGAAGGCCGTTGCTGCGAGGATCAAGTTCGGGAAGGCCCTGGCAAAGCAGGCCAAATTGTATGCTGCGGCGGATAATGCGGAAAATGAGTGAGACCTGTCGGCCGGCCACGATCGAGGCCGCCGGCGTAGAGCTCATCGCCGAGAACGGTGGCGGGCCGGGTGTGAGGCAGGGCTAACCTAAGGCTAGCTCGCAATGGATCAGAAACGGCGCTACCTCGTCCGTCCCTGCGGGGTATTCCTTCGCGGGATCATGGAGGCTCCTTGCATGGACGCCGACAAGCCCAAGCTCAGCATCAATCTGGCACAAGACGAACGGGACCAGGCGCGCGCATTGCATGCCGTAGACTTCGACATGGCCCGGGCGGGGTATGCTGCCGACAAGGCTCAAGAGATTGACGAGAACGACGTCGTGACCCGGATGCGGCAGGATACGAGAGCGTTCATCAAGAGCTATGCGCTTTCAGAAGATGGGCGGTACTGGCTTCCAAGATGATGCCCCGGCACGCAGCATGGTCGTCGCTACCCTAGCGCGGCGCCCTCGTTTCCTCCGGGCTTTGAGCCTTCCACTGCCCTTCCCAGACAATGACACCAGTGCCCTCGTGAACGATCATTGCGAAGTCCGCCCCCTGGCCATCCAAGAAACTCTGGGCACCTTCGACGGTCATACCCGGGGGGACGGACCAAGGCTCTTCCCCGACCAGCTCGTCATTCCGAAAGAACTTGATAAGACAGGCCAGCGTGCACGCCCTCCGAGCTTCGTGCCAAGCATGTAGGGAGGCGGAAGGGGAAGGCGAGCGCGGGGGCAGTTACTGCTCGCTTCGCCGGTCTCGTCCATGCCATGCCTGTCCCGGGACATGGTCCACCCTACTCGCGGCTGCACACCACGGGGCAGCACGCCTTGTGGAACGCGAGCCGCCTCCTGTGACTCAGTCTGGATGCTGAGTGCCGCAGGCGGTGGACCTTACAAGACTGTGACGGTCTCCAGCACCGTCACCACCTTCGCGGCCTCGCTGGTGATGCAATGAGAAGGGCCGGAGCTTTAGCCCCGGCCCCTGATCGACGCGCCCCCGCGGGAGGTCGGGTCGCAGCGTGCCGGGGTTTACCCACTCACCGGCGAACGGGGTTGCTTCGGGCGATGACCAGTGCCCGCGCGCAGCCTGCGCGACGTTCAATTCGGTTTAGCGGGTGGTAAGGCTGGTCGATCAGGATCCGCCGGCAGGCGGCACCATTGGCGGCGGAGGCGGGTCGTAGAGCAGATGATCCATGAGCCGAGCACTCCGGCTGGTGCCGCGCCAGAGCCAATCCCTGACGGCGGCTGACTCAAGGCTAAGGTGCAGCCGACGGGCGCGTTTCTCACGCTCCTGTTACTCGGTGACTCAGCCTCGGAGACTGTGTCCCCTCTGCCGCATCATAGGCGTCCGCCTTTACCCCCTCTGGAAGCCCTCGCGCTCGATCATCTCGACAATGACCCGCGACACGGCCTGGCCGCGTCAGCATATTCCTCACGTCCGCATCGCCCATGAGGAAGGTCACGTCGGTCTGAGGGTTGACCGTGACCTGCGGCGCCGGGCCCTGTGACGCCCCACCAGCCACTGCGCCGATGGCCGCTGCGCTGCCGAGGTCCGGCCGCACGATGCGGTGGCTGGGGATGATGGTCCCGCTGGTGGGTACCGTGAAGAGCTCAGGGCCACGCTCGCCCACCACATAGGTCCTGCCGCCGCTCACAGGGCCCCCAGAGGCGCGGAAGCCCGCAAGGACGGTGCCCACGAGGTCCAGGCCCTGCGGAAGCCCTATGGAGCGAGCCATCTCAGGTCTCCCGTTTCGTTCCTACCGGCTCACGCGGTCCACATCTCGTCGTCGAACCAGGGCGCCTCGGTCGCGAAGCGCTCCTCGCCGGCCGCGCAGCGTGCCACTGCCATTGCCGCCGCAACTGCGCCGTCGATCTTGTTGCCGCTCTTGCCCTTGTGGAACGAGCGGTTCCCGGCCTGGTCGACGTGGATCTGGATGTTCTCGAAGTTCCAGCGCAGCACCGGGTTGCCGCCGTGCCGGAAGCGGCCCGCCAGGATCGCGCGCTCGAGCTCCTTCACGGCCGGAGCCATGGTCACCCAGCCCTGCCGGAACTCCACCACAGGCAGGCCGTGATCGTTGAGGTTCGCCATCATGTGCCGGCCATAGGTCGGGTCGAAGGCGATCTCCCGGACGGGGAAGTCGGCGCAGAGCTTGCGGATGTGATCCTCCACCGCGCGGAGGTCGACCGTGTTCCCCGGGGTGGGGATGATGTGCCCCGCCTCCGCCCAGGCGACGTAGTCCACGCCATGGCGCTCACCCCGGGCCCGCAGGTTGTCCTCCGGGCAGAAGAACCAGGGCCGCACCTGGTAGCCCTCCTCGCCGTCGCGCCAGCACGCCACGACGGCGGTGAGGTCCTCGTTCTTCGACAGGTCCACCCCGATCCAAGCCTGGCTCCTGCACCATCTCGAGCTCGTCGAGATCCACCTCGCCCGCGCCGCGGTCGTAGACGTGCATCTCGACAAAGGGCGAGGTCGACTGGTCGAGCCAGCGGTTGAGGTTGAACTGCAGGAACGAGTCCCGCTCGAAGGGCGAGTGCTCGGCCTTGCGGGCCTTGTCGCGGAAGGCCGCGAGGTCGGGATAGCCATGCCTGAGGCCCGGGTTCACCGCGAACCACAGCGCCTCGTCCTTCCAGTCGTCCTCGGCCTCGGCCATGAAGAGGACGGGCAGCGTGGCCGGGTCGTCGATCTCGCCCTTCTGCACCTTCATGGCGTAGTCAACGAGGTTCCAGGCCAGGTTCTCCTGTCCCCGGCCCTGAAGTGGAGGCGACGATCAGGAGCGTGCCGGGCACCTTCACCAGGCGCGAGTCGAGGGCCTCCCACTGGCGCATCCCCGCCCTGCCCTCCCAGGCGTGGAGCTCGTCGGCGATCACCACGTTCGGTGTCTTGCCGTGCTGCACCTTGCCGTCCGAGGCCACGGCGATGTAGCGCGAGCGATCCCGCGGGAAGGCGATGCGGCTGACGTACTCCCTGACGCTCAGGTGCTTGGTGAGCCGGCCGTCGTTCTGCACGATCATGGCGGCTTCGTTGAAGAGCTCGAGCGCCTGCTCGTGCGCGGAGGCAGCCGACAGGATCAGGCTGCCCGGGGTCCTCTCCGGCCCGACCAGGTGCAGGAGCGTGAGCCCTGCGGCGAGCGAGGTCTTCCGGTTGCCGCGAGGCAGAAGGAGCACCACGCGGCGGACCACGCGCGAGCCGTTCTCGTGGCGCGGCCCGTAGATGCGGCGCACGATCCGCTCCTGCCAGGGGTCGAGCTGGAAGGGGTGGCCGATGGCCGGGTTCTTCGGATGCCGGAGCTTCTGCAGCCATGCCGCCGCCCGTTCCCCGCAGCCCATAGGGTCGGGGATCTCCGAGCCATCCTCGATCCAGGCAGGCACCAGCATCAGGCTACCAGCTCATCGTCATCGTCCCCGTCGTCGCGGATGGCCGGCCGCGAGCGCGACACGGGCGTGAGCCCCAGCTCGGCCGCGAGAAGGCGCGCGCGGGTCATGGCGTCGGACTGGATCCCCACGGCCGGGTTGCGCTTCCAGAGGCCCTCCACCTCGAGCACGTGCCCGTGCTCCTGCAGGTGGCGCTCCATCTCCCGCACGGAGCCGATCGCGATGCAGTAGTTCTCAAGCGAGCCCAGGTCCGCAGCCGTGAGGATGCGCCGCTCGGCAAGGATCGGCATGATGCGATCCCACTCGGCCGCGGCGTCCTCCGAGAGCCACTCAGGCGCGGGCAGCTCGCCCAGGGGCGCCGCGTCGGTCCGGAGCTTGGGCTTGGTCCCCTTCATCAGAAGGTCCAGTCCCGGTACTCGGTAACGATCTCCCGGATCCCGTAAGGCACGTCGCCGGCCTCCTCGGCCGGCATGCCCCGGGTCTCGTACCACCAGGCCGCAAGCTGGCGGACGGCCTCGCTCAGCGCCGGCGGGATCGGGTCCTGGCCCACGCCGCCGAACTCCGAGGTGATCGTGTAGCCCAGGAGCCGCTCGACGTGGTTCTGCGCCCGGTCGGCCAAGCCGAGGATCAGCGCGTCCTCCTCGTCATGGCTGATCCGGAGGTACTCCTTGGCCTCCTCAAGGCTGACGATTGCCATGGCTCACCTCCTCCCGCTGCGGCGATCTTCCCGCTGCTTGGCCCGCGAATGGCAGGGCGTGCAGAGCGGCTGCCAGTTGGATGTCTGCCAGAACAGGGTCTCGTCGCCCTTGTGGGGGATGATGTGGTCGACCAGCGTTGCAGGCTTCCCGCAGCGCCGACACCTCCGATGCTCCCTGAGGAAGACCGCCCGGGCCTTCTGCCAGGCGGAGGTGTAGCCGCGAGCGGCGGCAGAGGGGCGCCTGCGATCCGCCTCGGCTCGTCGCTCAGCCTGGCAGGCGCAGCGCACCCCGCCTGGCACCACCTTCCCGCAGGCGCAGAGGCGCGGTGGCTTCGTGGGCATGGTGGGTTCCCCGAGAGGGTAAAGGTGGAGCGGTGACCCCTTGGGGGCCGCTCCTCGGGTGCTTGGCGGGTCAGGACCCTCTGCAGCCCACGGTCTTCGCAGCCTTGAACCCACTCGTGCGCTTTCGCGGGGGTGCCGGGCAGCCTGCTACTCGTTGTTCGACTGACCGCTTCGCCGTCAATGAAAGGCACCCCGAACCTCGTCAGATCGTGGGCCGCTGGTCGAGGTCGGTCAGGACCGCCACCGCGCCGGCTGCGATGCTGGTGCCGCCGGCCTTGGTCAGAACCAGGCGGACGTACCGCTTGTAGCCCATGTAGCCGATCCGGTAGGCGCTGGAGGCCGCCAGCGTCGGAGGCGCATCGGTGGCCACCTCGTTGGCGACGACGTCGGTGAAGTCGGCGGAGGTCGTGGTGTCCGACTCCTGCAGCTTCAGGCCGAAGTCGCCCGAGCCGACGATGGCGCCGGTGTTCACCACGAAGGCGCCGCGGCCCGCGGCTCTCAGGTCGATGGCCGGCCCGTTCACGGAAGCCGACTGCACCGCCGGAGTGATGGCCGGGACGGCACGAATGGAGTTGATTAGGTCACGCATGGGTCTCTCCTCAGCTTCCGGCCATGGTCAGGCGGCGGAACTTCTTCGGTTGCAGGACGGCACCTCCCACCCGGCGGGTCGCATGGATGCGGGTGATGCCGTTGGTGGCGCGGGTGTAGGGGTCGACCAGGATGCTCATCTGGATCCGGTCGACGATCCGGTAGCCCGACCAGTCGCCGTAGAGGACCGCGGTTGCACCGGCTCCGATATCTGGCAGGTCCACCATCTCCACGATGGGGCGGCCCAGGATCGTCTCGGGCTGCCCCTCAGTGAGCGCGGGCTGCCAGATGTAGGCGCCGCCGGCGTCCTTGAGCTTGCGCAGAGCGGACAAGGTCGTGCCGTTCATCGCCCAAGCGCCGCGGTTCCGGTAGGGGCCGGGCAGCGAGTACATCATCGAGATCAGCTCGTCCGGTGCCAGAGCCGTGGCCGAAGCCGCCACCGTGGCCGGGATGGCCGTGTTCGTCAGGATGCCCTCGGGCTCGAGGATGCCGTCGCCCTCGAGGAAGGCGATGCTCTCTTCTGCGCGAAGTCCTCGGCGAGGGCCATGCGCACCTCGGCCTCCGCCTGGCCGGCGCTGTCGGCGAGAAGGCGGTTGGAGACTTCGACGTAAGTCGCGAGTTCTTTCACCCCTACCTCCGCCTGCCCGAAGGAGGGCTCGCTCTCGGTGCGGGTCTGGATCTCGCCCACCCAGCGGGCGTTCGTGATGCCGGTGCGGGTCGGGTAGACGACCGACGGCGCCTGTGGTCTGGCGCACGCTCGCATAGGCCCGGATCGGCGAGTACTCGACGAGGTCGCGGAGGAACTCGGTGCTCATCTCCGGAGGGGCCAGAAAGCCGCCCTGCGGATCGCTCGCCTCCACCAGCACTTTGAGCGTGTCGGCCGGCGCGGAGGGACCATGGCGCAGGTAAGCCGCGAAGGCCTTGCGCTCCTCGGTGGGCTCGGTCTTCTCCTCGGTCCCGCCGTTCGGCCGCGAAGCCTTGGCCTCGAGCTTGTCGAGACGCTCCACCAGCTTCGTGGTGTCGGCCTTCTTCTCGATGGTCTCAAGCCGCTCGTTGACCGTCTTGGTCAGGTCGGTAACGGCCTTGGTGACGAGGTCGGTGGGATCGTCCTCCTCGCCTTTGCGTTCGATGGCACGAAGGCGCCGGGGTGTTGATGCAGCATGTGGCTACCTTCTGAGTTGCGCCGTGCGCGGTTGATTGCTGAGGCGAGAGCGAGCGCCCTGAGGGCCGACTTGGCCGACGTCACCTTGGCGCCGGGATGCATGGGGATCGTCACGAGAGAGGCCTCGAGGAGCTCGAGGTCGGTGATGGTGCGGCCTCCCCCCTTGCGGCTCACAGCTTTGCGGGTGCGAAAGCCGATGGACACGCCGCGCACGGCGCCGGAGCGAACCAGGGCGCGCACCTCCCGGGCCCGGGTCACCTCGCCCCACCAAGAGCCGGCCCTTGAGGCGCAGCCCGTCCGTGGCCTCCTCGGCCGAGTCCCAGCGCCCACGGGGTCGTTGAGGTCGTGGCCGAAGAGCATGGGCAGGGGCAGCGCGGCGGACGCGAAGGCCCCCTTCTCGATCACGTCGCCGATCCGGTCCGGCGTGCCGAAGGGCCAGGCCAGCGCCCTCGATCGCGCCGTCGTCGTCCGCGACGAGCTTGGTCTCGAAGAGAGCGGTCCATCAGTCCTCTCCCACGACGCGGAGGCGCTCGCCGGGCGGTTGCCCTCGTCCGGATCCCGCGCAGGCGCCGCCGTGATGTTCGGGTTCGCGAACTCGTCTGCCCGCCCTCGTAGGGCGCGAGCCCCGAGCCAGGAGCGGCCCTCGTTGGGGTTGATGACGCGCGAGGCCACGAGGCTGTTGATCGTCGTGGCGCGGGTCTGCAGGTCCGCCCGCGTGAGGTCGTCGCGGTCGAAGCGGATGACATGGTCGGCCCGCTCCTCGGGCAGGAAGAGGGCGCGGCGAAGTGCCCCTTCCATCACCCGAAGCCAGGGCTCAAGGCAGTAGACCAGGAACTCCCGGCCCATCTGTTCGGTGTTGGACCAGGTCGCGCGGTCAGGTCGAAGAGCATGGAGGGCGGCACCCGGAACGCGCGGGCGATCTCGAGGATCTGGAACTTGCGGTTCTCCAGGAACTGCGCGTCCGTCGAGGCCAGCGTGAAGGGCTTGAAGTCCGCGCCGTCGTAGAGGATCGCCGTCTGCCCGCCCCCGTCGTGGCCCTCGTGCGTGGCGCGCCAGGCAAGGCGGGCCTTCCGCACGCTCTCCTCGCCCATGCCCTTCGGGAACAGGAGCGCCCCGGAGGGCCGGGCACCGCGGCCGAAGAGCCGGGCTGCGTGCGCGTCCAGCGCCTGCGCTGTGCCGATGGCCTCGCGGGCCAGGGTCAGAGGGGCGCCGCCCGAAGGGGCTGCGGACGTGGATCACGCTCGAGGTGGGCAGTCGCCGCTGGTCCACCTTGAAGGAGGGCTCGCCCGTGGCCTGGTCAAACTCCACGACCATGGTGGCCCGGCGGTAGCGGATGATCTCGGCCGCGCGCCCGTCCTGCAGCCGGTTGACGTAGGCCAGGCCGCCCACGTCGTCGGAAAGGGCGTCGATCACGAGGTCACGGATCAGCTCGAAGCCGGAGGTCCAGTCGTTGGCGGCGTCCCTGAGGAGAGGCAGGACAGGGTGCTGGGGAAGAGCCGTCTCGGTGCCCTCCGCACTGATGCGCTTCACCGACACGTCGAGGCAGGCTACTGCCTCGCTGATGACCCGGATCGCGGAGCCCACAGCTGGCAGTTGGAGTGCCGACGCGGGCGTGACCGGCACGGCGGAGGCGGTGGTGGGCACCAGGCCGAAGAGTGCATAGAGATCATCGCTCGGAGCGGCGAGCGACTTGGTCTCGGCAGGTGAAGTGCGGGTGAAGGGCCACATGCCCTCAAGATCGCCCCGTCAGGGCCCCTTGGGCAGGTAGCAGGATCTAGCAAATGGTGGGTTTTCGTGGGTTTTGGGGGCCGGCCTACTAACCGCTTCGACCAACATCACCCATGCAGTAGCCAAAACCACCGTGCTCAGTCGCTTCCCTGTTGCCCCGTTTTTGCCCGGGGCGCGGCCTCCTGAGCAGCTGGTGAACGATGAAGCCTGCATCACGGACAATTGGGCACGCTCTGGCGGTGAAACTTTATGCACCCGGCTTACGTGTCTGCTTCTGCCCAGACCGGGCAACAGGAAGAAGATCCAATGAATTTCGTGAAAACACTGACCGTGGGGGCGCTCCTCGCGAGCACTCTCGTCGCCACCGACGCCCTCGCCAAGGGGCACAGCCAAGGCCGGAACCAAGCTGGCGGCATGGTAACCGAACCCGGCGTGAACGTCGGCATGGAGACCGTGATTAACGCGCAAAACCTCGGCGCACGGAGACGCAGCGAGAATGCGCCGGTGAAGCTGGAACGCATGGAAGCGGCTGGCCGATCTGGGGACGCCGGCAGGCCTGTTCCCGACATGGACGGCATGGATCACTAAGCAGTAAGACTGTGATGCGGCCCACGGGGCTCATCCCGATCTGGCGGCTTCGGCCGCCGGATCACCCTAACGGCCCACGCATCATGATGCCGGGCCCTCTGTTGACCTACTGTGAGCGTCGGATACCTTCGCTCACTACAAGTTTGTAGCCCAAGGTGCCCTCCATGGCCTTTGGTGCTGCGTCCTGCCCCTGCGCTGTTTGTAAGCGCAGGGGTAGCGGCCCTCACGATTCCCGCACTACTTGCGTGTAGTGCCATTCACTGAGGCGGCCTCCAAGAACGATCGCCGGCGCAGACATCTTCAAGGTGAGGGCAATCTCCCATTTCCCGCAAATCTCGCGCGCGCTGCCCCCGCCGGTCTCCTGTCCCCGCTCCAAAGTCGCGGACCACCCCCGGGGCGGCTCTGTCCTCGTCCTTACTGCTTCAGGAACTTCTTCATGGCGACCGCGGCTTTCATAAGCTGGGGCGCGGGGCTGCCCCCTTCGCCTCCGGGTTGCTGCGGAGTCTTCAGCTCAGCTTGAAGCCAATCCAAGATTACGGTTTGCGGATCCCAACCGACGGCTTCCTCGGCCACAAGGGCCAGCCGTTCGTAGGCGTCACGAACAGCTTGGCATGACGCATCGTTCTGACGGACCATGACGAAGTAGATCAGCCTGTCGCGCTGCTTGGCGAGCTCCGATAGAGGCCTTGCTGGCATCCTGTGCCTTCATCGTTCCAGCTCACTAAACTCACGGTAGAACATGCTTCAGGAGAAGCAACCCAGCGCGTAGGCAATGGATCGTTTCTAGGCTGCCTAGCCTGCCTTCGACCGCAGCCACGCATTGAGCTCCGACCGGAGCGCGAAGTAGCGCCCGTCCGGCCGGTAGATCGGCACGCCGGGTCGAGCCGCCAGCCGCCTGGTCGTGTCCACCGACAGCCCCAGCGCGCGGGCGATGTTGCCCAAGCCCCAGATCTTCTCGGTGCCAGCCGGCACGGCGTCAGACCGTGAGGGGGTGAACAAAGGCCCGCTCATCTAGCCCTCGCACCACAACGCACAACGCACCACACCGCATTTGCCTATAGAGGCTCCATAATGGCTGCCATTTTCAGCCCTCAGTAAGGAAGTGCGGTGTGGTGCGGTGTGTGGTGTGGTCACGGCCGCCCCCAGTAGCGCTTGCCGGTCCAGTGCTGGGGTTGCCGCACTAGACCCAGGTGCTCGAGGATGCTGGTGATCCGGCGCTGTTCAGCCGTGCCGATCTTGGCTGTCTCAAAGCCCAGTGCGCCTTGGGCCACTTCGCTCACAGTCGCCTGCTGATGGCCGGTGAAGTACTCGGCGATGGCCTGCTCCCAGGCGTCACCCTCGAAGCGCTCTTCCTGCTCGGGCGCGATATGCTCCCGCTCGAAGAGTGAGTCGGCCACCACGGCTCCCGCGCCCGAACGCGACCAGGGCCTCGGCGAAGAGCTGGTCCCGGTCCCGCGCGAGCGCATCCGTGTCGATGGCTCCCACCTTCACAGGCCAGAACCGGCGTCCGCCGGTAGCGTCCTTCAGGTAGGCGCTCTCGTTGGTGGTCGCGATGAAGACGCACTGTCGGTCCTGCACGATCTCCATCCGGCCATAGGGCGGGCGGTAGCGTTCAGTCGTGCGGGTGATGAACGACTTGAGGAGCGTGGCCTCGGCGCGTCCCATGGCGTGCATCTCGCCGACCTCGATCAGCCACTTGCCGCGAGGTGCGCGCTGGCCTTCCTTGCCGTGCGTGATGTCGGGCATGGCGTCCGAGAACCAGCGTCCACCCAGAATCCCGCAGCGGTGGACTTCCTCGCTCCCTGCGGTCCCTCCAAGCACGAGGAGGTGGTCGACCTTGCACCCGGGGTTGAACACCCGCGCGATCATGGAGATCAGGAACATCCGCCCGACCCGGTCGACGTAGGCGCCGGACTCCGCCTCCGAGATAGGTCTTCAGCCAGGTGCTCAGCCGCGGCCGTCCGTCCCAATGAAGGACGGTGAGGTGATCGCGCACCGGATGGTAGGCGCGCTCGTGCGCCCGCATCTCGAGGGCCTGGAACACCGTCTCACGCGGGATCCGAGGAAGGCCCACGTGCTGCAGGTACTCCTGCAGGCGCCACCGTCGCGATCGGTCACGGGGCGGGGGTCGCAAGTCTCGCCCGGGCACGCCATCCTTCGGCATCTCCCGGGTGAGCATGACGAGGCTCGCCATCTGATCGAAGGCCGCAGCATCACTCAGGGCGGATCACCGCGGAGCGCCAGCATGGTGTTGGCGAGGTTCGGGATCGGCTTCTTGTTGCGATCGTCGAGGATGCAAGAGTCCTGCCAGGAGCGCCCGGTCTGGAACTCCTGTTCGGCGGGGTTGAGCTTCATGCCGCCCCCTCCAGAGATGTGGAGGTCAAGATGTCGTTCCAGTCCTGACCGTCAGGGGGCGTCGAGAAGGAACACCTGCCAGCCCTCCGCGCGAGCCCGTCGGCCCAGCTCGGTAGCTGCCTCGCGGCCGGCCTTGTCCCCGTCCGAGGCGATGGTGAGCCGGCCCGGTTCGGGCGGTAGGCGCAGGCTCCTGATGCCCCAGGCCGAGAGCGCGGCCCAGACGGCCGCAGAGCCGCTCAGGAGGCCGCTGGCGAGGACTGAGGCCGGTCTCGATGCCTCGGCCACCACAAGGGGCCACACGGCGCCCCGGGGCGGCTCCACGAGGCGCACGGCGCCGCCGTTGACCTGGCCCAGCATCGTCTTGGGCTCCGGCACCTCGGCCTTTCCCGCTCCCGTCCGGGCGCAGGTAGGTGCGGTGGACTGCCGAAGCCGCCGGCACCCTCCACAGGGCCACCATGGCAGGAAGGCGCAGCTCCCGGCTGTACCAGCAGGACGGAGCGAACCTCAGAGACGTTGGGCAGCGGACAGGCCTAATGCCGCGCCCGCGAAGGTAGCCTCGGCAGGCGTGCCGCGAATCGAGACGGTCTCGTCCCATACGCGCCGCGCGAGCCGGTTCCGCTTCTCGGTCTCGGCCTCCTCCTCTGCCCGCCACCGTGCCTCTGCAACTGGATCAGGAGGCGTGAGCTGGCGCGGGTCCACGCCCAGGACCGCGAGGAGATCGCGGAAGGCGCAGCCGCTCTTCTTGCAATGAAGCAGGAGCCGGCCGCCTTTCTCGGAGATCGTGAGGGCGTTCTGCCCGCGCCGCCGCTCTGGCTGACAGATCGGACAGGGAGCCATGCCGAAGCGGCCGCGCCAGCGACCCCTGAGCGCATGAGTGATGGAGCGTGCATCAGTCATGCCTGCACCCCCCCGAGCTTCTCATAGATCGCGCGCAGCCACTTGCCCTGCTTCTCGGTCGGCTCGCGGAAGCGGTGGAGCACCCGGACCATGTCCAGCACGAAGGTCAT